GCCAGCCTCGATCTCGTCTAGTGTCGCCCGGTAATGCTTCTTGAGGGCTGGGACCAGAATACGGCCCGTCCGGTCACCCCTGCGGGACTTACTCACGGCCCGCAGCCGCCCATCGAGGCCGCGTCCCTGCGGGTTCCGGCCGCCCGTCTTCGTGAACGCCGTGGCATAAATGGATCCCGCACGGCTGCCCATCTTCACGGTCAACGTCCACGACCGTCGCGACGACTTGATCGACGACTTCACCTCAGACGCACTCCACGCCGGCCAACCAGGCGACACCGACGACCGATTCCACGTCCCGTTAGCGTTCAACCTGAACCGGGGCGTCGGCTCATTCGATGACCAGCCCGTGGCCTGATCCGGCCGGTCGGGCACTTGGTCGCGGGCTTCGTCACGGATCTTCCGGCCCTGCGCATTCAATGCCAGGTTGACCTCACGCTCGACGTTCTGGTCAAGCATCGACAGGGCCTTCTGCGCCCTGTCAGCGTTCTTTATGTTCAGCTCGAACCCGCGACTAGTTGTTGCCATATGCCCTAGCCGCCTCTAACGCCTTCCAGCGCAGGTATGCCTTCATCGTGAACAGCATCCGGTCATCCTCCGCTAGTAGTTGCGACGGGGCGATCCCAGTTTCACAGGCGATGTAGGCGATCAGCCAGTGCTGGGAGTGCTCCCCAAAGGGGGCATGTCGGCGGCCTCCTCGGCGCCATATCCGACCGAGTCAAGGCGGTCGATCCACTGGTCGAACTCTTCAGCCGTCTGTTGGCGGCGACGCAGTGACGTCCACGCGAGGAAACACAAATCCTCAAACCGGGCCTCGTCACCGATGCGGACAATGGACCGGTTGAACTTCCGTTCGTAGGCGATGAAGTCCGGCGCCGACGCGACAACATCGACGCCGGACCCATCGCTGTACGCGACTTTCAGGGCGATACGCATGGGGCTGCATTCCTTCCGGGGGTCAGGCGGTGGCGCGGGTGACGGTGCCGGTGATCGGCCACGTCACGGACTGGGTCGCGATATCGCCGACCTGCCCGCTGAACGGCTGCACCTGCGTCACGAGGGCCGTGAACGTGTACGTCGGGTTGCCGGTGCCGACGACTGCGGTACCCGGCTTGATGACGATCTCAGCCGTGGACCCGAACGCGTTCCACAGCAGATAGTCGACGTCAGCGGTGCCACCGGTGAACCCCTGATACCAGGTCATCGTGATGGTCGCGTTCTTCAGGCCAGCGATACGGGACCGCCACGACTCGCCGTAGCCCGTGGTCTCCTGCTCATCTGCCTCGATGGACAACTCGCACGCCGACACGTTCCCGGAAACTGTCCCGGCCTTGTAGGTGATGACGTGCGTGTCCGTCGTGTATTTCGCCATTCTTTGTCCTTTCTTATGCGTAGACCACGACGGTGATGTTCGCGGCCAGATATGTGACGTCGCCGACGTTGATCGACCCGTAGGACGTAACCTCGGTAACTCTAAGTGTCTGGGCCTTCCCGCCCAGAGTGCGATCCCCTTGGATCGCGACCTTGATCGACGACGACCCCGTCGGATTCAGGTACGCCTCAAGCCGATTCTGTGACGTCCGCTCCGCCACCCGGCCCGCCAACACGAGGATCGTGAACTGGTACTCATCCAGCCCCCGGTTGTATGCCTGGTCGTAGGTGATCGAGTCGAGGTTCACGATGGCTTGCGGCGGGTTCGGTGAGTCCGGCTGAGTGGACGCAGCCCGCAGCCCGCTGATGGTGCGCAGCCGCACCGCCAGCCCCTCGCGCAGTTCCTGAACGGTCGGCATTAGGCGATGTTCTCCATACGCCGGAAGTCTTGAACGAGCTGCTGCACGTCGGGATCCAAACCGCGCCCGACCCGCATCACGCCCATGTCACCGAAACCCGCCACCCCGAGGGGCGAGTCGAGGCGCTTGAAGATCCGGGCCGCCGTGATGACCGTCGCCTGTTTCACCGACGTCGGCACAGCCGTCCAGCCCGTCAGCCCCGTTACCTGAACCGTCGCCACGCCTTCAGTCATCGGGAACCAGTAGTCACCGATGGCGCGGATCGTCGTGTACGGCATCGCGACACCAGCCGACCGCCCATTCAGGGGTTCCAACTGGTAGTCGCTGCCGTAGGTCAGGGTCGTGTCGAACACCCCGTCGGCGTTCGTGGAGATGACGACCGTGACCGCCGTCCCCGGGAGGTCTTGCACATAGGTGAGGTTGTAACGCTGCGGGGCGTAAATGTAGGTCGCCGTCCCGCCGTTGTAAAAGAACCGGGCACAGTAGGTGTCGATCTCGCGGGACGCCGACTCGACCGCGAGTTCGAGCAGACTGTCGTCCGTCGTGTCATCGGTTGAGATCCGCAGCGCGGCCTTCATATCCGCGAGCGTGCAATAACCGTTCGTGATCGCCATAGCCGTCCTAAGGGTGTCGCCATGCCCTTACATAAGTGTGGATGATCGGCTGCCACCGGCGTCGCAACAGTTCCATGCCGACGGCCATACCCTTCCCACAGTCGTCCCGGTTATCGTCGACCGCGACGATCGACCCCGGCCCCAACATTCCCCACGCCGCATCAAGCTCGGCCCGGTGATGATCCATCGACGGGCGAGGGTTTCCCCAGTCGATGTCATACGAGTCCAGGTACAGCAGGTCGGCCTGCCCAAACTTGTTGACGACATACTCGGTCAGGCGAGGCAGGTAGGCGAGACTGTCACCGTGATGCACCTGCACCCGCGCCGACACCAGAGACCGGGTCACCTCGACCGCCTCGAGGTCGATGTCGCACGTCCACACCTCCCCACCGACGGCCGTGACCAGCGCATCCCAAACCCGAGTCGACTGCCCATCACCAGCCCAGTTATCCGGTTGCCGGGTCGCGCCGGTCTCCACAATGCAGACGGGCCGCCCAAGGCCCGTGAGGGCGTCCCAGAGGGCCGAGAACGCTTCCGCACGTCCACCTAGCAGCGGCAGGCGTTCGTCGATCCACGGGCGTCCTACGGCCTCTAGCGGGTTCACGGGAGCATCCGGTCGATCTGCGCCAACGCGGGCCGCCAATGCTCAACGAAAACCCGGTCAGCGTCGAACCGTGCCCCGAACTCGGCCGCCTTATCCGACACCTGATTCACGCCACGGGCCGCCGACTGTTTCAACGCCTCAACCATCGAGGGGATCGCCGGATCAATCCACCACGACTGCTGCATCGGATCCCAATCAGGTTGCCCATCCACCACCCAGCCGTCGCCGACCAGTTCCGGCATCGCCGTGAAGTCGCTGGTGATGATCGGTGTGCCGCAGGCTTGCGCCTCGATCGCCTGCACCCCGAACCCTTCCCCCTTCGAGCAGTGCATGAACACGTCCGCCCCGGAGTAGCACGCCGCGAGAAACTCCGACGACAGGGGTTTCCTGTAGGCGTACTGGTCAACGAACCGGACCCGATCCATCGGCACATCACACGCCGCCAACAGGTGATCCATATTGATCCCACCCATCGCGCCATGCCGTTCCGTGTGCAAATACAGCCAAGCGTCCGGGTTGTTCGCGGCCATGATCCGCCACGCCAGAATCATCCCGGCGAAGTTCTTCCGCGACGGGTAAATGCCCTTGTTAGCGCCCGCGATCATCGTGACGTGAGCATCCTCGGGGACGCCCATCAACTGGCGACCCGTCACGACCTCACCCGTGTCCGTCGTCAGTGACGGCGTCGGCTTGAAAACCTGCCCGTCGAGGGCGTGAGGGACATAAACCGCTTCGACGCCGACGTTCTCCAACATCTGCTTCCCGAACTGCGACATCGCGATGGGGGCGACGTTCGGGCGCTTGCACCAGTTCAACACATCCGGCGGGCAGGGGGCGTGGTCGATGGGCACCCATGATGCGATGGGCCAGTCGGACCACTGCGGCCCCTTGTAGACCCAGCAGTCATACAGGGTCATCAGGAGAGGCTTGACGTCCTCATCGGTGCACGTTGTCCACCATTCGTGCATCTGCGCCGGGATTACGTCGTTCGAGTATTGGTCGAATCCTCGGGGAAAGACAGGGAACCCTGCCCACTCACTGTTGCAGCCTTCGAGGCCGTAGTTCGCGGCGATCGCGATCTGGTGACCGTCGGATCGGGCGCGGACTGCGAACTGCGCGGTCTGGACCCCGTACCCGGTGGCCGTCCACGGCGCGTTGGAGGTGATGAGGATTCGATACCTGGGGTCATCGGTTGGGCGTGGCCCGATCGGATGAGCAGCTGCGCTAGGGCGGGGTCGAGGTCGTGAGGTGCGTTGTGAAGGATTACCAGCACGGGGCATCGCGGGGACCTTTCGGGGCTGTGGAGTTATGTGGGGTTGTAGCCCGGTGGGGGCGTCGCCTGCGCCAAACACGACGCCCCCACCGAGATCATTGTCAGGCAGTGCCGCCGCGGAACGCCTTGACGTGCGTCTGCTGCGACAGGTTGCCGTCGACGCGGATGGTGGCCCGCATCGTGACGAGGTCGTTCGCGAACGCGTAGTCCGCGGACGAGTCGATGCGGATCCCGCCGACCTGGCGGACGTAGTACGCCGGGAAGTATCCGCACAGGACCGACTTGACCCCGGTGCCTGCTCCGGCCACATGGGGATTTTCGATCAACGGATACCCGAGCAGCCTATCTGGGGTCGCTGCGTCCAATGTCGGTGTGAACAAATATTCACCCGAGGTCGACGCCTTCAGGCTACGGATCGCCGCGATGTTCGTCGCCGACGTCATGAACCCGAAACCGGGCAGACGACGGGCCGCACCATCCACGGAATACAGCAGGCTGATGAGGTTGTCGCCCGTGAACGCGCCCGTGACACCAGTGGAACCGGTCACCCCGGTGCCAGCCGCGACCACGATGCCGGTCGGCTCGACCGTGCCGGTGCCCAGCGTCAACTTGCTGTTCACGGCGTAGCCGATCGCGTTGCCTGCCTGCGTCGCGATGAAACCCATGATGTCGACCGAGGAATCCTCGACCATCTCACGGGACACCTGCACGAGGAACGCGTACTTGTAGGCCGACAGGGTCATCTTTCCGAAACCGGGATCCGACTCGTCGATGGCGGTGCCCTCGGCGAACTTGTTCGCGGTCGACCAGGTGGACAGGGTCGGGAACACGAAGTTCTCGCCGCCCGTGGTGTTCAGGACCGTGACCACGTTCGGGTCGAGCATCGGGCCGACGAGGCGTGCCTGGTCGATGACGGCACCGGCGAACGTCTGCGGCACCGGTGCGTTGCTGGTGCCGGTCGTGATGTCGCGACGCTCAGCGTCGAACATGTGCGAACGGACCTCGCCCTTGAGCAGTCCGCGCAGGATGTCCCGCTCAGACTGTCCGCTGCGAGCCTCACCAGCGGGACGGACAACGTGCTCGAGGCCGCGCATCGACTCGGCGATCTCAACCTCACGCCGCTCCGCCGCCACCAGATCGTCGATCTGGGACTTCGTCGCGTCGAGGTCCGCCATGGCGCGGTTGTAGGTTTCGGTCTCCTCGGCGGTCAGGTCGCGCTTCTCAGCGGCCGCACGGTCAAGGAGTTCAGTGGTCTGCGACCAAGTGTTCTGGCGCTTCTCCACCAAACGCTTCATGTATTCCTGCATGTTGGTTTCCTTCCGGGGATCGACTAGATGGACAGGCGCAGTCGATGCCCGGCGGCTCCGCACGGGCGGCTACAGTTTCGCGGCCAGTTCCAGCCGTTTCCGTAGCAGATCCAGACTAACGGCGGGGTCAGGCACGGGCGCAGCCTCAGG